GGAGAACTATCCCACAATACACTCATGGATGACTGGTACTAGTGAACCTCCTATCACTAAAATTTCTTCTTTACATCTACGACACTTAACCATCAAAGAACTCAGAAAGCTAGGGGTCAGCTGGTTTGATCATAGAGCTAGGTTCATGTATCCATGTTTAGAGCATTTGGCCTCACTAGGAATGCACGAATCAATGTTTATAGGACTCATAGTTTGGGCAAAGTCACTTCCTGACACTGCCTGGCAGTACATATCTTGCTCCGGTATCTGGCAGTGGAAGTTTGATAGTCTTGATGACTTCATTAAAAAAATTAAAAATAAATTCACATTACGACTCAAAGCGCTACAGAACTTGGTCCCGTTAGATCTTAAACCTTTCTTTGAAATGGAAGTCTTAGCTAATCGTGGTTTGGGTAGTGTTGATTGGCATAATGAGAAAGAAAACCGAACACGACCCAATCTAGCTACCTTCGATGCCGAGGCTATTTTCCAAGAAGCTGGTAGTCTATTTACACGTATTAAGAATTTAGGCGGGCAAGTAGATAACCTCAAATGGTCGTCATATATCAACAAACGATGGCAATGGGCACCGACTGGCGCATACCATTCGCAATACGAAGAGGATCTTAAGTATGTGGCTAAGGACAGTCTGAATAGACATAAGTTTTTTAGTCTCAATGCAATGCCTAAACCAAAGTTAGATGATCTATTATCACGACCACCAGAGATAAGAGCTTGGCCTTCCGTTAAGTGTGAGTGGACTAAGATGCGGGCCATCTACGGTGTAGACGCGACAAACTTTATACTCACTGGGTTTGTATTCGGTGACTGTGAGCGCGTGTTGTCACAATTATTTCCTATAGGGCCTGGTGCTGAAGAAAATAATGTTAAAAACACTGTTCGAGAGATAATGCGTAATGGGGTGCCTTACTGCTTTGACTTCGAAGACTTTAATTCCCAACACTCAGTGACGAGTATGCGGGAAGTATTGAAGGCATACTTCGCAGTTTTCGGTAAAAAGATGTCTGCTGAACAGCGGAAGGTATTTCCATGGATACTACATTCACTAGACTCATGTTTTATCAAGGAACAGGGACAAGATAGTTTTTACAGGACGACTGGTACGTTACTATCAGGCTGGAGACTGACGACTTTCATGAACACGGT